GCTAGAAGCCGTAGTCTGATTACCACCGGCAACCGTACCACCAGCACTAAACGTTCCGGCAGTATGCTTGATGACAGTCTGATCACGGAACCAACGTTCATAACCAAGACCCGACTTCATCATGCCGGTTCTAAACTGTTGGCTAATTTCAGGAGTAGGATTAAACAATCCCTGAAGGCTAACAGTCGTGCGAGCATCAGTCGTCGGATCATTGACAACTCGCCGCGTCATAGGATCAGCGGAGTTATCGTCAAGTGTCGCATTCGCAAGCAAGAATTGCTCGGAAGTCGGACTAATGATCTGGCCCGTTGCGCTAACCGCATTTAAAGCTGCTGCGGCATTGACGTTTGAAACGAAGTTACAAACGCCGCCTTCCGAAGCCAACATAACCGTACTGGCGACCTTACCGGCAAGGTTGTTAATCATCGGCGCAATGACAATTTCAGAATAGTTGTCAATGCTCATAGTGCGTTCCTGCGATAAGAACGGCACCGCAACATTCTTCTGTGAAGTCACCGAAAGAGTAACAAATTGCTCCGTAGTATTCTGCAACTGCATTGCAGGACCATCGGTCACAACATAATCATTCGGCAAGCGAATACGCAAAGTAGAACCGATTTTCGCACCATCAACCGCGAAAGCCGGGTCATATTGCGTATCCATATTCATAATAAAGAGGTTAGAGTTTTTGAACAACCTAACCGCTTCGGCAGTAATCATGTCAATAGTTAGAAGTGAATTACCGGGCATAATAAAAGCTCCATTGCGCAATGCGCGAATAAAATTAATAGGGGGAATTATTTGGTGCTCAAAAGAGCTATCAGGATCAACGAAGCCGATCGCAGAGGCTTTAACTTGCAGGGTCTATAATGCCGGCCGCAGAGGCGAATATGCCCACAATATATATGGGCGTTTCCTTGTCAAGATACCAAATGCAGTTAGACGCTAGATTTTTGTATAGCCGTCCTCAAAAGCCTTAGCCGGCGAAATGCTGGCGTAACCGTCATCATACACAACGTAATAATCACCTGGAACCGGATAATAGCGAGCAAATATCAATGGTTCTACATCGATAGGAGGGTAGCCAGGATCAATAAACGTTAATGTAAGACCGTTAATTTCTTGTATTTTCAGTGCGCTAACTTCTTTGTGGCATTTGTAACGCGGTAATTTGGGACTTGTCATTAGTGCAATCCTAATTTCGCTTTGCGCCGTTCTTCGGCTTGCTTATTGCGAATGCGAACAAATTCAGCCATGTTCTTAGTCGGCTCTTTCGGTAGTACATCAGGTGACTTGCTTCCGCCTCTGATGGTTTCAGCCGGATCAGGTACTTTGCTAATTTCCTTCGGTTTCGGTTTCCTAGCTGCTTCAAGCTTGGCCGAAAGCTTGGCTAATGTTACGGCTGCTTTCGCTGGCGACATTGCATAAATTTCTTCGGCTTCATCAGGATTAGCCGTAAAATGAACCAATATCTCGCCACCGTTATCAAGATCGTCAAGGATACCGACTAGATGACCGGGAATGGCTCCAATATCTTCAGCCATTGCGGTAATCTTCTTTTGAAAATCCTTATCGACTTTGACACCAGCATCAAACAAACGATTGCTTGCCGCATCAAATTCCCGCTGCAATGCTTTTTGCTGCGCCTTAGTTTCGGCTCGCTTTTCGACTTCTTCCTCTGTTAACAAATTAGCCTTATCAGGCTCGGCAGCAAGCTTTGCTTCCAATTCCTTGATACGATTTTCAAGCTCTTTGCGCTTGGCAACTTCACGATCAATGCGACGTTGAATTTTAGCTTTATCGGCTGCGGTCTTTGCTTCAAGCTTTTGAGCTTCTAATTCTTCTTCAGTCTTTTCGTGTTCTTCAACTTTAGTTTCCGCCGCTTCAACTTCGGTTACTGCGGCTTCGACTTCCGTTTCGGTTTTATCTTCTTCCTTATCTTCTTCCTTTTCAGAAGCTTCAGCCTCTTTATTGCTTGTTACTTTAATAGCGGCTCGCTGCGCCGTAACATCAGCGGCAGCTTGCTTTTCTTTATCTGCGGCGAGTTCTTCAGGGGTTTTTACTTCAGGCATTAGAGCACCTTTCCCAACGCTTTCATTCGTTCACGCGCAACCGTTTTAACGTCTTTCATCAAACCTTTATCGGCTTTATGCTTTTCAGCACGCTCGATATCTTCGCAAGCACGCTCCGCACGATAGCGCCGCTCTTGTGCTTCGTATTCTCTTGTAGATGCTGGCGACGGTCCAGCTACTTCCTTAGTTGACGGCAATTTATTTACAGGCAATTTTCCCTTAGCCATGTTAACCTCGCACTTTCCCGATTGCTGTAGAGCTAGTTAATACATTAATTGGCTTTTCGCGTACCTTTTTCAATTGCTGATTAGGCAAAGCTTGCGGCAAATTGGCAAGCAACTTTTTGATATCCATAGCCGGCAAGCCTTTGATATCGGTGCTGGTAACGTTGGTAGGATCATTGACACGCTCTTGTAATGCGTCGAAAATTATTTCTTTCATTTCTTGACTAATATCAGGACGCGCAAGCATATCAATGCAGTATTCGATTGCTTTTGGCAAAAACTTTTCAATGTTAGCACGCGCATAAGCTCTAGCATTCTTATGCACTGAAGTCATACCTTGACCGCGACCTACTTCATAAAAAGTCGCGGCAAGTTGACCGGCAACGGTTTCAAAAAGAATTGAACTAAGATTAACTATTTTCTTATTCATTGTATTCATCACTATGTAAAATTCTTTTCCCACAATCAAGAAGCCAATTAACACGTTCTTGTGTTACTCCGTCGATAACCATTAATCTATAACCTTCATCGGTTTCAACAATACAAATAACATTTTCCACATTTTCAATTTTAGAAATTGTTCCAAACATTTCATCTAACGAATGAACACGTTTAGGAAATATTATATCAACCATTCAATTTACTCTTATCGTGTGCATATGGCTTAGTATATAAGTTAGCTGGTGGATGAACGCCTTTTTCATGCTCGATTTCCTTTAAGTATCCATCCATTATATGTTCATATTCTTTCCAGTTAACTCCGTCTGCTTCAACTGCCGCCCGTTCCGCTGGTGTCGCTTTGTCCTTATGCGCTTTTGGGTAAGACATTCCCAAACGCATATTATGATATTCTTCTAATTCGTGTATCTTCAGGTACTTCCACAAATCGGCCGGTTGACCATCAGGCTTCAGCAATTTCGGATCATATCTCGGCATACGCCGATCTATGTTCACTGGCAAGCCTGAAGGCGTATTGGATGCACCGGCAAGATAGGGCACGTCATCTTTATTGTTCACTTCCGGGTCATCGTGCGGCTCGCCCCGGCTAAACGGATCATGGTTAAGCGGCGTCAAGCCAGGAGGATTTCCTTGAATTGGATTAAGCATCATGCCGGAACTAAACAATGGAAAGCCTTTGTGCAAAGCCGTATCTTTGACAGATTGGGGAAGATCGATGTAGTTGACTTTTTGTGCATCAATATCTTTAATTTTCCATGTCTTATCATTACTATTTGTAAGTTTCATTTCTAATGATTTTTTAGCAGCTTCTAAATTAGCACCACCGTATGATTGAATACCATGCTGATTTTCTAACGTATAGCCTTTACCAGTAGATGAATTTCCAACCTTCATCTTCTCGCCAGTTAACTTCTCCAATGCCTTCGGCAGCATTACATCATAGAAGTAATGCATACCTTCGCCACCTATTTTAAGGTCTAAGCCTCTTAATTCCTTTCGGATATCTGTAGGCTCATTATTAGCAGCAAAATTTACATCTTTTCCCTCATTATTTGATATCTTTTCGGCAATTTCTTTACCTATATAATCCGGTAATTCTTCTTTCTTAATATTCTCGCCAAACATATGACCGGAACCATTAGGTAACGTACCACTTAAAGTATATGTGCCATCGGCATTTTGCTTATAAGCTAAACTTTTAATTTGCTTACTCAAATCATACCTAGCCGCTTGCGCTTCCCCAGGTGTCCAGCTTATGCGATCCTTGCCTTGCTCGGCAGCTTCCCTAATCACTCGCTTTAAAGCAAGATCAAGCCAAGTCTTTTTGAATGGTGCATCAGGTACGGCACCAATTTTTGTACTGTCATTGTAGCGAAGATAAGTATTAGCTTCATCCTGCGTAATAATTTTACGATCAACTGCCATCTTGACGGCAGTATCAATATGCGGCTCGCCCATTACCTGTTCATCGCCGCTATTAACGATTTTATTATCAATACGATTAAATTCAGGCTCTAATTTGTCTTGTTCTTCCTTTGATAGCTTATAGCCTTTCGAGCGGCCAGCTTGATGCCAATCGGATTGAATTTCTTCGATATGCGAGGAAGGACGAATGTCATTCTGCCCATTCTCGCCAACTACAACCCTATCGTTTTGCCGAATGTGGGCAAGAATATTTGGTTCATCCCAATGGGAAGATTTATAAGGTAGCTGATATTCGCCAACTTGTTTAGCTTCATTCACTAAATCTAATGCTTGCTGATCATTATAATTTTTCAAAGTTTCTTTAAAAGCTGAATTATATAATCTAGCATCTTGTATATCTTTAACAGTATTTATGTCTTTAAGTATAGGCCCGAATGATGAAGCTATTTCGTTAGCTTCACGTTGCGCATAAGGCAATCCAGTTTCTCTAGCCAAATGCTCGGTAGCCCAACTAGCCGGCTTATCACCAAATGATTTAATATATGCTCCATTAGGACGTTGAATTGAAAATCCATTACCTTCAGGATTTGGAACAATTTTATAACCGGGCCTATTTCTTTGAGGCAACGTCAATAACTTTTCCCTGTATGATCTTGGTTCACCACCGGGAAGCTGATATTTATGATACTTAGTCACCGCTCCAAAATCAGTATTACGAATAATATAATTTTCAGCCTCTTGCTGCGTAGCAAATTCAGCCCTAGCTAATTCAGGTACATTCAATTTAAACAAACCGTTAGGCTGTTTAATAATTTCTCCTACCATTCCAGAATGCTCGCCAGTAGGATCATCGGCACGATATACTTGTAAAATATGCGGTTCTTCTTCATTCGGCTCTACATGAATGCCAGCTTGACCTTTATTAACCTCTTGCACTCCAACCTTATTCGCCTGCAAATACTCCTGTACTTGCTCTTTCGTAACAGGCCCCGATTGCTCGCCCAAATAATCCTTTAACCCGGTCCAATTCAATTCTTCCGGCTTGACACCTTTTGCATTGGCAATAGTTGATAGCCATTGCTTTGCCGGCGCGCTCTTTAAAGATGCTGTATTAACTGCGTTTTCAACGGCTGAATAGAACGGAGGCGCAGGCGCACGATTTTCTAGCGCCGCTAAGACCGTCCCCGGCTTGCTGGTATCCGACATAAGCGTATTTGTGTACTTGGATTTGATATGCTTCGAAGGATCGAAAATGACGTAGCTAGTCGGGTCTTTAGCGCCGGCTGTTTCCATAGGCGACGTATTGATATATTTCAAGCCAACATAGCCTTGACTTTGCATTTCCTTTTTAAATAAGTCAACAGCCTTTGCGCGATCAGCCGCATTATAAGGTTTGCCGTTAAAATTGCGAACAAATCGGTCCAAATCATAATTAGGACCATCAACCGGCAATGTAACTGATTTACCAGCAACCATATCATTAGCTAACTTCGTTGCAGCTTCCTTCGGCACCGCTCTAGCTTCAGTCAAATAGCGAGCAAGCATTTCAGGGTCTTTCTGAAATGCTGTTTTATAAATCAATTGCTCAATTTGATTTTGATCACTATGAACATTATTCGCAGTTTTAGGCGTACTGCGATCTTTAATATACGGCAATAACGGCTGATCTACTTCTAAAAAATGGCTATCATCCGGTATCTTAACCGGATACACCGCACCATTTTCAACAGTATCCCTCTTGCTTCCTGTACCTTCAGCAAAATGATTTGCAATAACCGGGTCTTTAGTAACATGAACACCTAATGCGCGATCAGGCATATATTCGTTAGCGGCATCTGGAACTTGAAAACGATTAAAACCGGTTTTAGGAGTACCGTGAAATGCTTCGTTAACTAAATCTTGCGGCTGTATTAACTTCCCTCCCGCCGATCCTACAGCACCTTTTTCAGCCATAGCAACGCCGCCACCACCCATTAATGCAGCCATATCCTGCACACGCTGTAACAATTCATCTTGACTATCTTCGCTAATTGGAACCGTTGGCGAAACAATAGGTGTTTGAACCTTGCCCTGCATTACATCTGTGGGCAAGCTCAAAGCTGATCTAACAATGCGCTCGGGAAAGAATTGGTATCGCTCTTGACCCATACCGCCAGTTAAGATTGATGCTGCTTTTTCACCGGCAGTTTGCACATATGTATTATGCGTTGGCAGCGGGTTAGGTTGTTGTGCTGGTAACGTTGCTGCATAATCTCGCAACGTTGATACATCAGTCGGCAACGGTCCTGGCGATATACCTGTACTTACAGCATCATTATTGCCGCTATCATCTTCGGTATAGAACGGATATCCGTCTGCCGTATATTGAAGCTTATATGCCATAAGCACACTTTATGCAGCTTCCACGCGATGATATTGACCATTCAACCTAACGTAATGATTGCCATCAGGAGCTTTAACAGCCCCAGGAATAGGAGGCTGATTTTGCCCATTAGCGCCTCCCCCATTCGTTAAATCGCCTTCGGCCGGTTCTTGTGGCTCGATAGGTGTACCGCCTTCGTGCGGTCCCGGCAAGTGCTCTAGCTCGCCTGATCCTGGCTCGCCAGCATTTAACATGCCGCGAACAATTTGCTTAACCAACGGCTGAATTTGCTCAATCGATATCCCAGGACCGGAATTGCCCAACGCCACAAGTCGCTTTGTCTCGGCATCATAATCAAGTCGCTGTTGCTCTACAGCCGCTTCTTTTTCACGCAATGTAACTTCGCGTGTTTTGATATTCAATTCCTGATCCTTATCGCTTAACTTCTTCGTTAAGTCGCCAATCATTGCCGTTAACTGTTCGATCTTATCCGAAGCTTGATGCATAATTTGCTCTTGCTGCGGATTAGGTGTATCGCCCAAAATATTCGGCGGTATCATGCGGCGATAACGTTCCGCCAAGATATCGGCTTCAGGGAAGTCAGCAACCTTAAAATACAAATCACCAGCAACTTGCATAAAATTCTTATCTTGCGAAGCAATCTGCGTCAATGCATTAAAAGCTTCCATGCGGCGTGTTGCAAAGCTTGGCCCGGTATCAGCCCGAATATCATAGGTGCCCACATTAGGATTGAAGATCACTTGCTCGATTTGCTTGCTATGATCCTTGTCCGCATTCAATGTCGGCAATTGTTGATACGCTTGCTTGGCTTGCGGATCGATTTGAATATTCATCTTCGTGCCGTCGCGCGTCAAGATTTGCTTAACTCGCTTGGTATCATAAATCTTTGGATAAAGATCAAGCAAAATCTTGCCAGTAAAGCGAATGGCAATAGATTGATTATCAAGAAAATGATAAGTTGAACGATCACCTTGACGTTGACGTGCATTAATAGCAACGCCAGATTTGGCGTTTTCATTCTCGCCAAACTGCGATTGATATTGACCGCTCGCCATCATCATTTCATTTTGCGCGATCTTCAATTGCTCCGTATATGCCGGTCCAGGTTGCGGCGGTTGCGGTCTTGAAGGTGCAGGGATTGGTTGCCCATCTTCATCGATATGATTATATGGCAAATAACTATGATTGTCAGTATTGGCAGTCTTGTAATATTCCTCGAAATTCTCAATTGCTTTCGACGGTGCTAACCAAGGTGCTTTAGTCTGCAATGCACCATATTCGACATTGGCCGAAGTATTGTAATTATAGATTTGCTGCGCATTAATGAGCGCGCGTGTATGTCCCTTGCGGTCTAAAATCCCATCAATGACGGTTTCAGTACCGACCAGCCGCACGATTGGAATATATTTACCAAGCCAAGGCTTCGTATCAATAATACGATCACCGGCAATTTTACACCATGTAATGTCATCGGTAACGATTTTGCGTTCACGAAATTGATATTCAGCTTGAATTTGTTTTTGCTTCTTAATTTCCTTATACATTATCTTTTGCTGGTTATCAAGCTTCGATAGCATCGATAAAACTTGATTACCGTTTAAATCGGTCCAGGTTACAAGCTTGTCCTGCTTTTCTTCCTTGTAATAGTATTCAGCAATTCGAATATTATCTTTTTCCAACCATCCGTCATTGCCAAGGGTTTGACTGCCGGCAAGAGCGGCATACTTTGGATTTTTTTCTTTGAATAGATCATTCGGCATATCTTCAAAGATAATGCCAAATCTTGCATCTGATCCGTCAACTTCATTAATATCAGGATCAAGATAAACCGAACGCGGGTCTTTGATATGGCGAATGTAAGCTTCTTGATCGAACGAGTTATCATCAACCCAATCGGTAACAATGCGCCAGTAGCCTATGCCGGCTTCAACTTGATAAGTCGTCGCACTGTCATATACCGTTTCAGCATTGGAAATATATTCGGTATGATAGATAAGCTCCTGATAGATTTCAGCCCCTTCAAATGAAGCCTCATCACTTACAGGACGAATACGAATACCCGGCTTATTTTGCTTAGCGTCATTAATGACCATCAAATTATGCTGTTGCGTCTTATTGACAGTCAAGCACGGCCGATCTTCTAACTCACGATTATTTACTAGATCACTATCCCATTGATACTTATTGTGGGTATCGCCATTTGCAAATTTGTAATCGTAATCAAATCTTATTCTGGCTTCGGCTTCCCAAGCTACGCATTGATTATAACGCTTCTTCAATTTCTTAATAATAGCTTGTTCTTCTTCCGTTTCAAGCGGAAGAACAGCTATTTCAGCATCATCGTCATCCCAAGCCGTGCCCCAAGCCATTTTTAATATGTTCCTGACAATGCGCCCTTACCGGCAATCAATCGCCAAACGCCAGTACCTTGAACACCATTACCTGTTTCAGCTTCAGCCGAAACAGGATTGCCAACTGTGGCCGAATTATTTGGTCCTGTTCCCCATTCAAGCAATGCAAAATCATTGGATGCACTAAACGTAATAGTAGGACCAGCGTAGCGTGAAGGACCACCAGCCGTTAAAGTCGTAGTAACACCCAAACCATTATTAGTAATTAATTTGCGTTGACCAATTGTCCATCCACCATCTAAATGTAATGTTCTAGCTGCACCTGAAGGAAATGCTAAAACCGTTCGATAAATATAATTTGAGGCGTTTGCAGTAAGTCCAGCACCTTGACAAATTTGTTCCATTCCAAATGTAAAATAAGACATAAATTGCCCGACGCTGCTATTAGCAACATCGATCAAATCTAAATCGCGAGTAAACAAGCATTCGCCTGTACCTGTTAACGAATGCACCCAAGAAATATTAAAAGGCTGATTATCCGTTCTGTTATAAAATAATCCGTTAATACCAACCCCAATACCAAAATTAGTACCATCAAAAATACAAAGTGGCTCGGAATTACCTACAAGTACCGGACCAAAGCAAATTGCATCATGGTTGCCGCCGCCAAGCTGTACCGTATCTGCCGGATCAACTTGCTCAACATAAATAATATTATATGGAATACCTTGCCGTCTTTGTTTAAGATGCCCTACCCCATCAGGACCATCAGGCCAGCGAATATAAGAACGTCCTGCATTGCCGGCTGAATGAATATAATGATTGTAAACTTGTGGATTAAGCAAAGCTCCGTCGCTCGGAGAACCAGCAATAGCAGTTACATCTTCAAACGTTTCAAACCAAGGCACTAAATTATTAATTCTCAATACACCAGTATCGCTAATAGTTCCATCACCTGAAATCGTTCGAGGTATTGCAACATTAGAACCATTACCAATCCAAATTTGATCATCAGGCAATGCCGGCAAACCACCCGCACCGCCACCAAAAAATTTCAATGTCCAAACATTAGCATCAGTTTGAACTAAACTACCAACATCAAATTGATTTGCAGTAGTTAATGTACTTCCATTTATCGTTACACCATCATCACCTTGAACCGTAACAATTCCTGCGCCGCCTTGCTCAAAAAGAATTGTTGTTCCAATCGGAAAATATGCATTCTTACTAAGCTTCGGTACAGTAACCGTACAACCACTATCATTAAGAAATCTACAATAAGTCGTGACTGCATTATTATTTATGAAATTATATTCAGCATCTTCAATATCGACAACAGTCAAATTATTAACAGAATTGATAACAGCATCCAAAACCGCTGCATCAACCAATCGCGAACCAACTTGAAACTTATTAATAATAGGAGGCATTTATTTACCTACGGAAACATATCTATCGCCATTACGATAAACGCTGTTATCCTTACGAGTATATTTAACAAGTAAAATCGGAAACAAGACTATTGCTAAAAACAATTTCATCGCATCCAACCCGTTCCACCACGATTGATATTCAGCACCTTACCACTTGTTACCGTCCTAATCGGCTTCTTAGTTGCAATCTCCGACTTTAAAGACAACGCGAAAGTTTGGAAGGCGTCTGCGCCATGCGAAAATTCGTTATGATCAGGGTCTTGCGACCATTTGCCATTTTCATCAACCTTATACTGATATCGACACAAGCATTGCCAACCATCAGCGGTATTTTCTTCATCAAAATTACATAAATCAAAAATCGATCTTGCGGCTCGAATGCCCACAACTTTACGCGGAACACGCGGAACAATCTTAACCTTTCCGGGATAAACATCGCGGACTTGCTTTGCCGTACTACGGCTTGCGAGAGTTTCGTTATCACCATCATGCGGTAAATAATGAAATCCATAATTATACTGCAAATCTTGTAGGTATTTCAAATAATAGGGTATCTTCTGCAATCGGTCCTGAAAATAGTTAATACAGTTATATTCAACACCTACTTGTTGAACGCACCAAATCGAGGTAAAGTCATCATGCCCTAAATCCCAAAACGTATGTACGGGCCGCGACGGATCATAAGGGACTTTTCCCCTGCGACCGTCAAGCAAAACTTTCCTGATTTCCTTAGCATAGATTGCACCTTTTAAGGTCTGCCGAGTTTGACCGCCATAAATGTGTAACCATTCATCTTCATCGGTCGCTTTCAATAACTCGCATTCGAGTTTCAAATCATCCGGTAGCCAAGGATTATCTTTGTAACTAAGCATTTTGACAAAGGCGTATCTGATCTTTTCACCTTTATCATTAGTTACAAAATCAGGTGCAAATTTGTCTCGATTAATAATAAACCTTTCGTAAGTTTCATCGGTATCTAATTCAGGATTGAAGCTGATCCAAATCTCCGTACCTTTACCGAAAGGACCACCCTTGTTCTGATCCAAATTTTCTAAAACAACATTCTTACCGCGACCACGAATTGTTGGCGTCAACTTATCCCATGAAGTCTTACTAACGTTTGTCGCTTCTTCAATCCAAGCTATATCAATCCGCGCAATTGATTTAATCGAATTAATATTATATCGCAAACCAAAGAAAATAAATTCTGCACCTGTACGCTTGCAAATAATTGTTGTTGCTTGAATATCAAATTCATCTTCCCATCCGGCTTCAACAATCCTATTACGAATGGTTTCATAAACGCTTTCATTAATCGACTTTTGAATTTCACGAAAGCAAGCTATACGCAATTTCTTTTGTCGAGCAAGAATAATTAATGCAAGCGCAATTGTCTCCGTTTTCATTCCGCCCCGACCACCATAAAGGATTTTATAGCGAGCGGGACTATCAATCAAAAACAATAATTCTTCAGGATACTCAATATTAATCACGATAACGTAATTCCATAATACTCTGCAATATTCTGCCGAATAGCAATTCTATCAGCGGAAAGAATGCTATCATAAACTAGAATTTCTGCAATGCTACCATCAAAACCACCGCTATTTGACATTGCATCATCGTCACAAACAGCAAAAGGAGCAGCAAAAGAATTTAACGGACCAGTATCCGTAACATGACTAAATATTGCTGCCGCCCCATCTAATGCCAAACTTCGACTTCCAAATTGCCATGCGGCATCCATGACGTGTTGTAGGCTATCCGCAGTTCCCGTATCAGTATAACCGCCGCATTCGTTATCTTGATCATCAAGTGCGTCAACGCACCATCCTTTTTGAGCTAAAAATTGATCTGTTATAAATACATCTAGGTATCCATCATGTGTACTCTCAATAACATTTGCACCGAATGGCGCATTTTCATTTAAGCCACTAGTTATAATGTAAACTAGAAATACAGTAAATTGTCCGGTTGCGAAAGTCGTATTTTTATTGGCACCGAGCAACTGACCAGCCGCCCTTGACGAAGTAAATCCAGGTTTACCGCCAAATAAAGACGCACCCCAAATAGGCCCTATTGGTCCGGTATTCGGACCAGTTGGAGCAAGATCAGCACTATTGCTACTCTGATCATACCATTTTGAAATCGTTCCAGTTCCGCCGCCGATAAAAGTGGTAATCGCCGCAGGATCAACCGCATTATTGCTACTAGCAGCAAAATCTTGTGATGAACTTCCATTGTCAATCTGAATTACATTCCCGGCAAATGCTGCCGCCATTCTACGTTGACTATATGCTACAAGTGCCGCTGAATTGATATCAAGCGGTCCAACGTAGCCGCCGCCTCCCCCCGGTTTTGCAGCCGCAACTATGCCAGGACGAATAATCACGCTGATAAACTCCCGGTCAATGTCCAAACATTCAATGCTTTCTTAACCAAACATAAAACCGCGAATTGAGCCGAAGATTTCAATCCAGGCGTTGCGTTCACCGTTACACCAGTATCGCCAGCAACCGTAATTTGACCAGCCCCGCCTTGCTCAAAATTAATTTGAGTACCAATCGGAAATGGAACATTCTTGGAATTAGGCACTGTTACCGCAACGGCACTCCCGCTTGTAAAATTTTGATAAGTATCAACAGCATCAGTCATTGCAAATGTATAAGCAGTAGCAGGATTATCAATAACCTTTAAAGCATTAATTGCATCAACCAATGCATTAAGTTGATCACCAGAAACCGCACGATTACCAGATTGAAAGCGAGGAATAGGAGTTGTCATTTTTAATCATCCAATATTGCTTTGACCAAATCATCATCAGTAATAATAATAAGTAGTAACTTAATCAATTCTTTTACTGTATATCCGCGTTTTATAGCTTCAGTTTCCAATTTAATCAAATACGACTTTCCTCGCCGTTTACGCATATAATCACGAATATATTTATTTTCTTGATCATAAATCATACCGGCCAGCAAATATAATTATGTCCTGTTCGCTGCAATACAGGAAACGTCTTAATCCAAGCCGTACCATCAGCAATGCATAATGCATAACTCGAATATATCTTTGGTTGCTGTACTGGTGCGCAAGTCAATACAGAATTATTAAGACAACTTAATGCAAAATATAAAGCGTACATCACTGAAATGCCGTTTGAATAGCACCAACCATACAAAAATTTGTTGCATCACAAAAGAAAGGTACAATATCTTTCGCATTCGCAGCCGTGCTTAATGTAGGCTTCGTACCACCTGAAAACTTCCAATTGCCAGACCACGTTGTTATCGTAGCAGGACCACCAGAAGCCGGCTGAATAATCTCAATAAAACCGCTCGCCCCTGCCCACACATGCGTAGGATTAGCCATCGTACAAGAGCAAGCCGAAGTTTCGAGCGTAACGGAGAAATTAATTCCAGTTGAAAGATCAGCCGTGAATGTATGGCTCGATACCGTCAATACAGTTGGTATCAAGCATGTTTGCGCGACATTAGCATCGATGATTTTGTTTCTTGTCCCCGCCCAACATTGTGCATTCGATGCAACATTTATAGTACCATTGCCACTACCTGATGTAAATTGAGCATAAGATATAGGATCAGTACCAATAGTAACAACGTGAGTTGTTAAATACCATAATGTACCGGCATTGGTACTTCCGCTTAAAACCGGAATTGTACCAGTTGCATCAATATTAGCAGCAACATTATAATCAGTAGCGCGCGTAAAAACCGGAGCAACGCCACCAGCTTGTAATGTAGTTAACGTATATACACCATTACGCGAATTAGAAGGCGCAACAGTATCATTCTTAACTAAAAGTCTTTGAGAAGTAGCAGTAAAAGTAAAACCATCAATAGTAACTGCCGTATTTACCGAACCTGTTAAGGTCGCACCAACACCGGCTGTTCCATTATTATAAGTAAATCCGCTTGTATCCCCGGCTACTGTAGTCGCAGCATTAACCTCGACTGCCGGATTAAGACCAGCCGTCGCCGCTGCAACAAAAGCATCAGTTGCAATAAATGTAGAATTATCACCAAGCGACTGCGTTACAGCATTCGTTTGTGGATAATTCTGAATATTTTGCGCATCGGCACTTACACCAATGCACAACAGTAACGCAGCAAGTGCAAAAAATTTCTTCATTTTACATCACCGCTGATGAAGGCGGAAATAACACCAGTTGTTTTTGTAAAGCAATTTGCACCAGACGTAACTACGGCAGTTATTCCAGTTGAATAAATACGCGGCGGTCCAGGTATTCTAGATATCGAAGCAGAACTATTTCCCGGCAACGGGATACAATCGAGCGGCGTAATTGCACCATCAACAGGTGCCGAAGTCGCATTAAGGATCACAAGAAAACCGGCTGTTGCCGTTTGGTTAGTTGCATAAGCACCATACAGATTACCAGGACTAGCCTTTAAAACATGACTGCTTTCGCTTACAGTCGAAGCAATAGGCGAAAGACCGGCTGCGGTTGCCGCAGTCGGAGCAATTTCAACACCATTTGTAGTTATATCAGTCGTTTGATCAATGCCGACTTTACCAATAATATTTGTTCCAGCCGGTATCGAAGCTTGAACAGCGGCTAAAACAGCACTATCAAGCACACGCAAACTACCAGCTAAATTCATACTTAAATTATTATTTGTTCCTTCACTATAAGACGGTGCTGCGGCTGTTGCTGTTCCTTGGGTATTTGCTGTTACCGACACTGTACAGGCAATTGTCGCAGTCGTCGGTAATGGAAATCCAGCATCAACCGGAACGCAACGGCTAGTATCACCATTTACAGGTGAATAACAAAGCCTTGTCGGCGCTTGTGCAAATACCGGAGTAACGAATAGTACGCTTAATAATGCTAATATATAGCGCATTTTATGCCTCTAGGCGTACTATCGCCATAGCTAGAGCAATTTGTATTATAACCAGATAAAAAAGTATCATCGTGCCAAACAAGCATAATTAACAACAGTATTGCTAAGCGACTGTTGAGTTAAGCTAAGCGTTGTAGCCGTAATAACGTAAGACTTAGGCGAAACATTTCCGGCCCAAGTAACAGTACAAAACGGAGCGACACTATAATAATTAGCCGGAAATGTAATAGTACAACCGGGAGGCGTTGAAGTTCCAGTAGTAACTTGACCGGCCGTAGCAGAACCGACAATAGTAGGATTAATGCCGCAACCGCTTAATGTTGGCGTTGCACTAATACCTTGCAATCGATTAACAATATCAACCATTTTATTAAGTTGACTACCGTCAATCGTTCTAAAACCCGGCAAATATTGATCAAGCGCAGTCGCCGCATATGCAATAACACTACATGCGACAATAGCAGCAAGAGCGGCAAACAATCGTTTGGTCATCGTCTTAATCCTTCAATAATCTTGTGTAAATCCAATGCATAAGGATCATACTTTAAAGCACGCTTGAATTGTTCAATACCGTTAGCATCCAATTTATTCGCAATCACATAGCTATAAGCCGGCGCAGAAGTGATAAAACGATCAAAAGGAAACAAATTTGCCGCCAATTCAAATTGTCGAGTATCGTTGCCTTTCAACGCTCCTAAATACAGTTGATCCGCTATGCCGGCTAAAATAGCCATCGGAAATAGCATTGCGAGCAATATCACCCGCAACCAAAACCCAAATAAACCCAAGTAACGGAATATGTAATGGAAAACTGAAAAAAGAAATTGCCGTAATAGCAACAAAAACAATCTTGCTACTGTATATCGCTGCATTGTTTCGTGCATATAATAGCAATCCAATCATAACCAACAGCGGCACAACCCCTATTCCAAGATCGAACATCAATTGCAGCAAGTCGTTATGAGCGTTCATCGGTCGCGCAATCGAAGTATCTGTCGTTGCATATGTCGGATAAAGCAAATCAAATGAACCAACACCATGCCCAAATAAAGTTAAACCTCTAACAGTATCGATCCAAATCGTCAAACGATCATAAGCACTGAAAAAACCATTAATCTTAATACCAAATACATAAATACAAACACTGATAAACACTAAAACCAATCGCCGCGACTTCTGCCATGCCCACATGCACAACCCGACTGTTAATCCCAAGATCGCAGCCCGCGAATGCACCAAGATCAACCCCGGCAGCGTAACAGGTAGCCAGAACCAAAGCCTCGACACAAACAAAGCTAGAAACATAACCGCCGAAAATTCGCATAACAAATCAGGATTAATTAACAATCCTGAAGCCACATTTGGATAAAGCTTAAATATCCCGTTCCAATCCCATTGCCATTGCGCTAGTCCGACAAAAGCGGAGATACCTAAGCCAATCGCAAGACCTTTATATACTGCTAACAAGTTAAAGCTGATACAGAACACGCCAGCGAGCACTAAAAGCTTGCAATACTCGAAAAACGAAATGTTGAAATTAGGTGCCCATATCAAGCTCAATCCGGCATACAACAAAAACAGCGAACCGAGAATGTGGATAAGCGTAATTTCAACCTTGTACCAAAATAACAAAACTGGTACTATCACAAACAAGGAAATCCATGCTGTAGGAATAACCGCACCAATATATCCCGGTAGCTGGATAGTTGATACGATTATTCCCAACAACATGCGGCGGTCCCGTTACTGAATGCGATACCAAGTCGTATTGGCTTGCCGATAAAGGAAATCAACGCAAGATGCACCGCCCGTAGCTACTGGAACAAGCAATGCTGTAGGTGCATCAGTAAGCGTTGTTCCTGATCCAGCCGTCATAGTCAAAGACGTAACAATCTGCGTAGTACAGATGCCAAGCTTTTGACCATCAATCAAACCAGCCGCAACAGGAGTTACAATAGTCAAGCCGGCAATCGTGCCAGCCGGATTAATAATTACGTTGCGAGTTACGCTAGTTAACGTAATGGTGTCGCCATTCAAGGCAACATCATAAAGATAAGGACCGGCTCCAAGCGCAGCAATCGGAACCTTAACAGTCTGCGGCGATTGACCGCCGCTCGCATTGGTATCGGCCGGAATAGTTTCAAGTCCCGACATAGCAGGACCGGCCGGAATAGTTAGAGTACAGTTGTTATTAACCGTACTGGCACAAAAGGATGCACCGCCAAGGATCGGAAACGGCATCCACATTTGACCGAAAGCGGCCAAGCTCGCACAAGCAATAACAGCAACGAAAGAAAGAGCAATTCGCTTCAACATTATCGTATTCTCCAATTGGGAAATGGAAACAGCTACTTTAGGGTTAACGCGCGCTAGAAACCAATTTAATATTTACAGGCAAGACGTTATCAATTTCAGGCTCTTGCTCGATTATCGTTTCTTCTTCTATCTTAGTTTGAGCTTTAACCAAAGTAAGTTTCAATTCATTATTGGTAAAGTTATTTGTCGAAGCGTCAATACTAAGCTTACCAATAAAGCCTTGAACTTCTGCATAAAGCTTTAATGCCGCAAGGCGGTCTTTGCCTTCCAAAAGATAAAAACGCCCCGAAACGTCTTTTTCGTCCGCGAATTGCAACAGCCTAGCCGCAAGCTGATGCTTGTCAAGCAATTTTTCATTTAATTCAGTGTTTTGCGTATAAGCGTCCTTTGCCGCTAATACGATTGGATCAGTTAGCCAATTCCAGCTTATCCATGTCGCAGCATTCGTATCTTCGCCAAATACGATTAATGCGGCTTCAAACGGCTTAGGATTTTTCGCCCATTCAACGCCAAAGAGGCGTTTCAAGCCTTCATCGCTGCGATATGCCGGTTCAATCGGCTTAGGAAGCTCGCCCATAGGCTTCGCCCAAGGCTGAAACCCGATAGGCTTGACTTCAAATGAACCAACAGGAGGCCATGTCATAAACGGCACATAGCATCAAATCGTACAAATGAAAAGACCCTAACTTCATGGAGAAAGTTAGGGCCTCCCGCCTTGTGACGTTGCTAGACCATCACAAAGCTAACCCGTAGCCGCCTGCGCCGCCGTCAATGCCGCCTGCGCCGCTGCAACGTTTGCCTTTACCTCGGCATCAATTGCATCAACCTTCGCCTGATTTTCGGGCGAAAGCGGCAACGTTGCAATAGTCGCCTTCAGCGAGTTAACCGTATTGATCAGCGAAGTTACAGCCGTAGCCAATCCTGTAATGGCAGCGGCTTCGGCATCTTCATCGGACTTAATCGTATCAAGATCGGACATGATTTTATTTACCTTTTGTGTGAGTTTAAATAAACTTTGCGAAATTGCAACTACAATCTTTGTTAAGCTATCAACCTTTTGTTCCG